ATGATTGAACCATTCACGTAGGGCCGTATCAATGTTTTGCGCACATGCATGTTCTTCTGTCAAAGGTGATGATTTTTCTCTCAAATAACAGTGCAACATCTTAAAGCATGATTTCTCTACTAATGCGCCCACATGGACACCCAATTCAGGGATATAGTTACTCTTCCTCTTCAGGAATTCAAATTCTTCTGGTGGTAGATAGTTCAGGAGCTCACTCTTCTTGTCTGGCATTGTGTACGTTTGACCATACTGTGCCAAGAATTGCGATGCGCCCTTAATTGTGAACTTATCCACTTGTCCACTCGTCGAACCAGCATTATCGTCTCCATACGTAATCAACTTCACATGATCTCTGAACTTCATTCTCTCCTCATACTCTGATGGGGGATACTGATCATAGAAGTAACATCGTAGATTGAGACTTCCACAAATTCCATTGATGATAACCGTCAGCGAGTTTCCGCTAATGTGCGTTCCAGAAGTGAGACCAATCAGATCTCCATTGTAAGCAATCATAGCAAATACAATGTCACCTGCCATCGCTTCCATCACCTTCAAGTCTTCTTCACTGTACTTACATTCTCGTGCGAAATCAATCATGATTCGCAATGCTGCGAAGATGAGTTGTGATGGCAACTTCTGATCATACTTGCCATAGTCTCCTCCGATCAATCGTTCATCTCCAAAATGGAAAATATGATCGTGTAGCTCCTGCCACTCAGGACCATGACTGTTAACGCCAACGGCGCACTCTGAAACCTTTGGGTTGCATTGCATCACACGAAGAATGGGTAAATAGTATCGTCTAATCAAAAATGTCAATGAAATAGGATTTCCGTAGAAAATCCGACATTTAGGTGAAGACAACACCTCATCCTTCTTACAAGCCTTAGCAATTGTGTATGCTCTTTCTCCTCTCTGATAACACTCGAAACATCGCTGGATTTCCTCCATAATAACTGGGTCCAGTACTCTGTTATTCGGTTTCTCTTCTGTGGGTTCCAGTTCGTGTACATAATTTCGCTTTGTACCTGATAGTGGAAAACCAATTGAGGTACTAAGAGGAATAGCGTCAATAAATTTGCAACCTCTAATTCCATTCAAATTCTCATGATCGGTCAACGGCCTTGCTGCATTCCAAAGTGGACTCCTAAAAATAGGCAATAAGTCCTCCTTGTAATCCCTGATTGCGGTCATCAATAGATCTGGATCATACGGTTTTGCAGGAACTGCCAAATTTTCAAGACATGTTTGCCATCCATAATATTGTGGCTCCTCAACTGGTGGACCATAAATGTTTGGTTCTCCGGTCACATCAGTCACATGCTCACTTATCTTGGTGACTCGCACGTTCGATTTAAACGTAGTCATTCCCGGACAGTTGCCATAATACGCTACCTGAGAATCCTCTGGCATGTAGTTCAATGGGCTCTTGTGATGCAACTTTTCTCCTGTCAACACTTTAACTCCAAGCACTTGTGTCTCGAATTTTTCTGCACTTCCTGAGATCATCACACCTTCAATCTGTCTTAGACTGTCGATCGCTGTTTCAATTTGGTTTTTCAAGAAGATTCCAGCACATCCCTTTGGCGTGCCTTGTTGGCCACCTAGGTGGACTCCTAGAATCAGTGGTCGTCTTTTCGATGTCAGAACAGCTCCACACAATCCTCTGAAAGTATCCATCGTCAGTGATTGATAATGTAGGCCCCTAAATAAGCAGGCTCCATTTCCAGTCGATTGTGTTACACCTAGCCCTGAGGCTTTTGTGATTTCACCATCTTTGTCGCGCCATCTCATTGCGAATTCAACCAGACCTACCTCACTTGTCGGTAAGTATTTGGTTAGGTCCTTGAAGGACCCCC